GTGGAAAGTTAGGAAATATCCTATCGAAAGCACTTTTAATATCCATTATTGACTCCTATTGGGTGAGGGGAAAACTGCTCGACTGCAAGCTCGGAAAATCCTTTGCGCAGCTCTCCCCTCGGGTTTATATTAACTCAAATCTTGTTTTCATCAAGTTTATGATCGCCACACCAATCAGTCATAAAGACAACTGGATAGCCTCCCATAGTTGGTGAATGTCTACGGCATCTGCCAATTATGTTGTGCTCTTCAGCATTGGGTTCTGTTCTGGCTTTTACAACAAACCACATACAAGTCATACAACTCATTTGCTTGGAACGATGAATCCACGGGTCATCTAATTTAATCATGTTATCTCCTAGAAAGGCAGGTCAGAATCATCGAAATTGGTAGCCTTAGACCTCTCAGAGGGCTTGGCTTTATATTCTTCTTTAGGAGACACCGCTAACCCCATGAATTTGCCTGACTTTCCTTCTTTGACCCATGCTGATAGCCAATAGTCTTTGCCATCAACAGTAATATTTCCCTTATAGTGGGGAGCACGTTCGTTGTCCTTTTTGTCATTAGAAAAAAGAACGCCACTATTGTCGCGCTGCATTGATTTGTTATTTTCCATTTAAAACTCCTTTGTAAGCAGAAAATCTGCCATGTATTAACTCTGTCGCTTCGATAGCAACAAGACCCGCTAACTCTAAATCTTCATACATACCAAAACGCAATTGTTTGTAGTTTTTGCAAACTTCAACTTGCCATTTTTTGCAATGTTCAACCCATTTAACTCCTTTATATCCAGATTTATTTGTTGATCTAATCTTTTGATTGCGGCAATTCTCCTCTTTCGTTGCCGCCCTCAAGTTCTCTATCTTATTGTTAGTCTTATCGCCATCAATGTGGTCAACACATTCAGGCAAATATCCGTGGTGATACAAGAACACAAGGCGATGGGCTTTAAAGGCTTTCGCTTTTATTTTCACATGGATATAGCCTTTCCCTTTATGAAAGCAACCAGCAACTTGACCAATCTCGTTTACACGCCCTGTCTTCCTAATTAGATTTCCATCTTGATAGTCAAATGCTGACAAAACATAATCATGGCTAATTGCTAGGCTTTCCATTACATTTCCTTCGCTTTCTTTAACGCACTTCTTACTTTACTGGGTAGGAGTGTCCACAAGGCGATTTTCTGTTGATCGTCTAGGTTCTCTCCCTCTAACTTAACCCAAGCTGCCTTGGGGTCACCTTGCTCACAGGTAGCAATCAAATCAACTGCCATCTCTTGCAAGTACTGTAATTCCTCTGGAGGAATATTATCTTGTGCGCCTTGAGTAGGTGTAATCACTACTGATCTGCCCTCTTCGGGGACGTCTTCACCGCTATACAAATATAGACCGAGGCCATGTAGTGCCAGGGCTTTGGTCATACAACGCATGATTGCCGTGTTAACTGCAAAAGCATCAGGGTTTGGGATGGCCTTGTTTCTGTAGTCCATCACAGGAAGTTGGCAAGTCATTGGCTTATCAAACATGGTAACTGTAACGAACACCATTGCCGTGCCATTGATATCCATGAAACACTTGTCGCCAAACATTTCTATCTTGTAGGAAGCCTTTGGATCAGCTTTGAGGGCTTCTGCCCATGCCCAAGCCCATGATAGGTAGGACAAGCCGTTTTTCTTCTCAACGTGATCGTTGACGTTCTTTTTAAGTAGCATTTCTATTGACATATTAACTCCTTTGATTTTCGTTTAACTCTTGTTGAATAATCTCTTTTTGTTGTTCAGGATATAAATCCTTAAACTCGATAAAGTCTGCTTCTTGGCAGCAAACTATTTTATTCCCTTTGATTGTCAAACAATAAGGGCAGTAGTGTATGTCTGAGAACTCTGACACATAGGTTTGAAATAGTGTTTTCATGTGAGACTATCGTAAGCCATTGTCCACAGAACATCACCCGCCAGATCGGTGAGCTTGTTTAACTCATCTTCTGTCAATGGTGTTCCATCTTCATAGCATCCACTTGAAAAGTAGGCATCAGAGAAGTCTGGAAAGTCTCTGCTATCTACTCCATCTATCTCTAGGTCTACAACCATTTTTCCATTAAGAATCGGCATTATTCGCCCCTTGCATTGAGCATTGCATCTGCAACTTCATAAGAAGCTATACAAACATCTTCAAGTTTTATTTGCTCACGAGCAAGAGCAGTAACATTTTCAAGTATTGATAACTGTCCTTGCATAGCCTTTGCCGCAAAGTAGTCACGCAAGGTCATGCCAGTGGTGTATCCAAGTCCACCCAATGCTTGAGCTGGAAATGCTGTTTCGTTCATATTCACTCCTATTTGTTTATCAAAAATGTGGGTTATTTGTTGCCCACACCACTAATGTGCCACATAGATTCCTGAATTTCTACTAGGGTTTTCCCGTATTTACGCAACTTTTTTATCATGTTAGGCTACTCGCATGAAAACTGAAATACTTGAAAAAAGATGCGCTGAAGCCTTGCTTGGGTACTCTCAAACAATGGCAGATGCTTACACAACCGAACCAGAGGACTTTGATGCGGCTGTAACAGCTTTGCTTGCCAGAACGCTAGAACTCCATCTAAACCGAACAATCAACCTGGAGAACCTTTACAAATGACCCAAGAATCAGTTATTCAAGCATTGCAGAATGGCCCGCTTACTTCATACCAAATAGAAGACCTAACTGGCATCCCTAGACTACATATTGTGGCTGCTTGCAAACACCTGCACCACAAGAAAAGAATCACTGTTGAAAAGATAAAGTTGGGTAGGTCATGGGTTTGTCGGTACACCCTAGAACCCCACATGATTGACGTTAAACCAGTAGAAGAGACTCGTGACCTGCTAACCCCGTTTGACATTAGAAACGCTCGTGGCATCTTTTCTAAGTCTGAGTATGCTTCTATGAACTCACAAGCTATTCGTTTGTTTGGCAAAAAACCAACAAATGAAATTACAAATAATCAATTTATTTGAGTTTACAAAGTAGAATAAGTTTGATATTATGGAATCCAGCTAGGTGCGAAGTCATGAGCGCACCGAAAAGAGTTAACCCTTCTCCTGCTGGCAATTCCTTCTAAGGGTGGTTTAAAAAGCGGAATATATGCACTACTACCAGTTCAATATTGGTGACTACAACAGTCACACCATGCACCTTTCTGAGATAGAGGATTTGACCTACAGGCGATTGCTTGATTGGTACTATTTGCATGAATCTTCAATACCACTCGATCTAAATGAGGTTTCTAGGCAGATAAGGATGCGTTCGCATAGCGATTGCATTGCGACTGTATTGCAAGAGTTTTTTGAGCGCACTGCGGATGGATGGATACATCATCGTGCCAACAAGGAAATTGAGAAGGTTGGCGATAAATCTCAGAAGGCAAGTGCTTCTGCTAAAGCAAGATGGAATAAAGTTAGTGATGCGAACGCATTGCCAACGCAATCCGAATGCAATGCTACACAGAACACAGAACACATTACACAAGACACAGTACACAAGAAGAGAGCAACTATCGTTGCCTGTCCACCAGATGTTGACCAACAAATTTGGGATGATTGGAAACAACTTAGGAAAGCCAAGAAAGCTCCCGTAACTGAAACTGTGGTTTCAAGTGCTAGACAAGAAGCGTCTAAAGCAAACATGAGTTTTAGCGACTTCCTGACAGTTTGGTGCGCCAGAGGTTCTCAGGGTTTGCAAGCTGAGTGGCTAAAGCCCGAGGAAAAGAATCTCAGCAAAACAGGTCAGATGAATCAACGGGTTATTTCTGGTTTAACAAGAGGCTTAATTGGAGGTGGCAATGTCAAACTACTCGGAAACTGATTTCTGCACTGCAGACCAAGGATTAGATTACATCTTTGCGAGAATGATGGCAATCTTTGGAACACCATTTAATCGGCACTTTGATGGCATAGACCCAGAGTTTGTTCGGCAAGAGTGGAAAAACCAACTAGGTCGATTCCTGACATACCGCCCAAGCATGGACTTTGCCATTGCCAAACTAGAGGGTGAGTTTATTCCGAGCGCCATCAAGTTTAGGAATCTTTGCAATGCTGGCCCTGCAATCCCTGTTAAACCTGTTGTTCAGATTGAACGCAAGAAAACGCTGCATGAGCAAATTCAAGCCGACAAAGCCAAAGCAGAAGCCTTAGCCAAGTTTGCTCAATTTAAAAAGCAATGGAATGACCATGAGCCACTATGAAGCCCACATCCTGCTAGACAAAGTAAAAGAGGGTGTTCCTTACCCGCTTCATCTGATAAACAAAGCACTGGAGTTAACAGGTGACCTGGAGCAGACGTAATATTGAAGGCCCAAGCGATAGAGTAATTCTTGAGCAAGCAGAGGCAAGAGAGCTTTATCGGAATTGGGAAGGAAGTAAAAACAGAGACCTTATTCGTGCCAGACTTGAAAGAGCCGAAAGAATCTATGGTACTGGTGCTAGAGACAGAATTAGGGAATATATGAACCGAATCAAAGATGGGACACTTCTATGACTTTCATGGTCAATTTTAAAGTAGACGCTAACCCTGTTGGCAAACAAAGGGCTAGGTATGCAAGGCGAGGAAACTTTATTTCCACCTACACCCCTGAAAAGACAAGAACCTATGAGACTTTAATCAAAGATGCTGCAATCGAGGCAATGGGTGCTTCCGAACCATTGGAAACCCCTGTTAGCCTTTATCTTTACATTCGAGTGCCAATCCCTAAGTCATGCACCAAAAAGCGGTTAGAAGCCATTGACAACGGGTCAGAGAAGCCAACAAAGAAGCCTGACGCAAGCAATATCCTCAAGAGCGTAGAAGATGGCATGAATGGGGTTGTCTATCATGACGATTCACAGATCATAAACATCCATGTAACCAAGGTTTACTCAAGTCTGCCAGGCGTTGATATATGCGTAAAAGAATGCTTGGACTAAGGGTTTATCCCTATTCAAAACATTTCAAAACAGGAATAACATTTAATTTTTAACAGGAGTGAATTATGAACACATGGGAATTTGACACGACAGTTGGTGCGGGTAGCGAAGTCGTAACAGTAGTTTATGAATATGAGCAAGACCTTGACGACACATTCAACGAGTCTATTCGGGAAGTTTGGTTTGAGGGTCGCAACTGCATTGGTTTGCTGAGTGACGAATCTTTCAAAGAGTTGGAGTGCGAAGCTGCAATGCGTTTTCAGCACCATAAACTCAATTACAAGACCGAGGATGTATGAAGCTAGATGAACTAGAAAAGATGGCGCAACAGACTGCCGCCTTTGGTGTTCATCCAAGTGGTGAATTCATTTACTCTTTTTACACTGAGCAATTACAAGCCTTTGCCAAACTGGTAGCAGAGCATGAGCGTGAGCAATGCAAGAAAATTTGCACATGGAAAACGGGAAACAAATTTGTAGATGAAGCGGTTGCTGTTTGCTATCGGGCAATAGACCGAAGGGGGCAAGCATGAACAGAGAAGACATCATCCGCATGGCACGAGAAGCGGGATTGGTTAATTGGGAAGCTATCGCATACGCAAATGACCTTAAATACTTTGCTAGCCTAGTTGCTAAACAACAGAGAGAGGAAGACGCAAAGCTGGTCGAAAGCATGACCCTAGAGTGGCCCGATCAACCTGAATTTGCTCAAGTAGAGAGAACAACTATTCAAGATTGCGCCAAAATTATCCGACAAAGGGCCGTTACCTATGATTGAACAAAAGAAAGACGCACCAGGCAACCCGCCCTATTACGTGTGCACTAATTGCAAATGGGCTTTTCAGGCTTTACAAGAGGCAAACGAGCATAGTAGGCGGTGCGGTAGAAATGAACTAGCCCCAACCTACCGACACTATGAAGGGGAGATAACGTGAACGAACCTACACTTGCAATAGAGTTCATCATAAAAACAGCCCCACTCTATGCCAAAGCCAAAGCCGACAGAATGTACCTTGAGGAATTCAGGAAAAGCAGAAAAGCTCAACTTATGTCACAAGCTGGCACTGAGGTTTTAGGAAAACAAGAGACATTTGCCTATGCTCACGCAGATTACATTGAAATACTTGAAGGTATAAGACAAGCCGTTCAACAAGAGGAAACCTACCGCTGGATGATGACCGCAGCGCAGGCCAAGGTATCCTACTGGCAAACGACCCAATACAATGCCAGAATTGAAGCAAAAGCGACCCAATGAACAACAAGCTGAACGCAAAAGAGAGATTGCACCTAGCAAGGGTGAAAAACCTCCCGTGCTCAGTTTGCCAGGCATCAGCCCCGAGTGAGGCACATCACTATAAACAAGGTTTACAGTACACTTGCATCGCTCTTTGTGTAGACTGCCACCGTAACCCTCTAATGGGATGGCACGGGCAAAAACGGGCATGGGCTATCAATAAAATGGATGAAATCGACGCACTGAATGAGACCATTCGGAGATTGTGCGAGGAAATGCCCACCAAAGGCACTAAAAGCCCCTTCTAGGCGGTTTTGAAGGCTTGAGCATACCAATAGTGCTAGACAAGAAAAAACCCTCCGTAGAGGGCTTTGGGGTTTTAGCGTTTTCCTGAGAGTATTCGTAGAACTAGGGCGATGCAAGCATAGATCACAAGCCCTCCCATTCTTTGATTGCAGCTTGTTTGCATTGATTAACTTGTTTTTTGGTTAACCCGTGGGCTATTTGTTCCGCTAATTCGGCAGCTTGTTGCGCTTTTTGGTCATTGGGCGCTGTTAAGGCCAAAACTAGGCATTGTGTGAGTGCTTCTATTTGACTCATGCTATTTCATCCTCATAAATGCCTTGAGTGAGTTCCTGAGCCGTAAACTCAGCACAAAACCACAAAACAGCGTTCGCAAAACTCTGAAAATGACCTAGTTCTTTGGTCACATAATCGGGATATTCGCCAACTTGCTCCCGATAATCTTCTAATATTTCATGCAATTCAGTAGAAAACCGCTTATAAAGTGCTTCGGTTTCCGTGTAATAGATCATGCCTGAGACGCCGCCAGTGCATCCGTGATTCGCCATATCAGCAAGTGAGTTTTGATCGTAATTGTCAGATAACCACTGAGTAAAATCGTTTTTCATGTTTCCGCCTATTAAAAACCTTGGGAAATTCCAAGGCCATAAGCCCCTAAGTTAAGGGCTTACAGTCTTAAAATTAAGCGGTTTCAGTAGCTTCTACTGGCTTCACTGAGGGCAAATAGCACCATGCTGGCACTTTGGCGGGTGCAAATTCACGGGTAGGCATGATAACCCCGATAAAAGCATCATCCATCTGAGGGAAAGACACAATAGACGATTGACTACCCCGTTGCAAAACCATTGGAATTTGACGTTTTCCATACAGTTCCTCTGATACGTCAACAAAACGAACTAAAAGGTCAGGGTTAAAAGTGGCGGGTTTTACGTCTTCATCCTTGAAAACCATGGGAATAACGCGATCAGCATCAGGAAAACGAGCGTCACAAGCGGAAAAGCGGGTAGTTGATTGACTATCAATGCACTCTACCGCTAAACCATCTACTGAAAAACTGAGCCATTCGTCGCCTTGCTTTTTAGTACCCTTGAGCTTTAAAAGCGCATCAGTAGGCAAAACAACATTTTGCTTTGTGTCTGATCTGATGCCGTCAACAAGTAAACGGCCCAAAATGTGTCCGTCAGTGGCTTCGATGTACGTTCCCCGATTGTCCCTGACTACATTGATGCCTTGCAAATAATAGCGAATATCTTTTTTAGCGGCCAGGTGCAACATGGCGCGGATGTCTTTGCGTTTAATTGAGAATTTCATATTGAAGCCTTTTAAATTGAAATGATGCGACATTGCATCGAATAAGCCCAACCCGTGAGCTTACCCGTTGAAATGTCATTTTATAAGTACGTCAAAATAAGCCAGCAAGCCTATGCAAAGTAATATCCCAATGGCAATAGCGGAGAGAACGTCTAAAATTGTGTTTTTCATGGTTGACCCTTAACTGTTTTTGGCCAACAAGTTAAATGACTTGAGGTACTCTCTCGCGCCTTTGTAGGTATCGGCCATAATTTTATCGGCCAGCTCTCCGCGCTTATATAGCTTAACAATGTAATAGCCATTGTAGGCAATACGTTCAAAAGTAGTGTAATTGCCGTTTTTTTGCTCAGTGATTTTCATGATGTACGCCTATTTGTTGCACGTTCCGATTGAACGCATAGGAATAATATCAACAAAAAAGAAAAAAAACATAGGGACAAACCCTAATAAAGTACAATTATTTCAAATTATTTAATTAAGGGATGGAAATGGCGGGTAGACCCTCAAGCCCTCAGACAAGGAATTTTCTCAGAAGATTGTCAGACCCTCAGAGAATGATACTGTTGGCGGCTGGAAATGGTGACTTGTCCAAAGGCTTCGAGAACGTATTAGACCTTTATCAGTACGCCCACAATGAGGGATATAGGCCAAGCATGGAATTGAATTCCTTACAAATAGGGCGCGGAACAACAGACAACCCCGATTCAGATCAATCTATTGTAGGTAAGGTAAGGGAATCAATAGGGAATGAATAGGATGGAACACTGATAAACAAAAAGACAAGTACATCGAAAATGGTGCATCCGCTTCTTACACTTTCCTAATTGCAAATAAGAATCATTCGCATTTAGAAAGACTGTACAAATAACCATTAGGGAAAACCCTATGCTGTATGCCTGGCCAGTACTGTATAAAAAGACATGAGGGTAAACCCTAGGAGATTTATGGGGGGGGGGGGTAGGTTGGGTTGGTAGATATTTGTGTACCCACCCCTATACCGAAAAAGCTAAAATAAACTAATCCATTCCAAGGAGGACAAAATGGAAAAAAGAGGAAGAGGAAGACCCAAGGGAAGCGTCAAGATGACCATACAGAGGTTTGCTGACAATCCACCCCTTGTACTACCTAAGACAGACCATCAACGTCTTAAGGAGCTTAAAGAGCTGATGATTAGGAGTGGGGGTAAGGATGTGGCTCAAAAGGTTATTGAGATAGCCCTTAATGACGAGCATCCCCATCAATTAGTAGCTTTAAAGATGTGTCTTGATAGGACTCTTCCTGTTTCTTTGTTTGAAAAGGACAAGAGCCAGAGAAGTGCCGTAACCATCAATATCACTGGTTTGGGACAAGAGCCGACAATAATCGACACTGAACCTGAAGATGTAGAGGCAAAGTATGGCTGATCTGAACTTCTCTCTACTTCCTTGGCAACAAGAAGTCTTCAAAGATTCCACGAGGTTCAAGGTTGTGGCTGCTGGGCGTAGGTGCGGTAAGTCTCGGATGGCGGCAGTTACCCTACTGATTGAAGGACTAAAGTGTCCACAAGGCTCTGCGGTTCTTTATGTTTCACCGACTATGGGACAATCAAGACAGATTATCTGGGACTTACTGCTAGACCTTGGAAGAGAGGTTATTCAGAGCAGTCACGTTAACAACCTAGACATTACCCTGATAAACGGGGCTAGGATATACGTTCGTGGTGCGGATAGACCTGATACCCTCCGTGGTGTTAGCTTGACCTATGCCGTTCTCGATGAGGTTGCAGACATCAAACCCGAAGCATGGGAGCAGGTCATTCGTGCCTCTCTATCTGATAAACGGGGGAGAGCACTCTTTATCGGCACTCCCAAGGGGAGAAACTGGTTCTACGATACCTTTAAACTAGGTGAAAGCGAGGATGATCCTGATTGGAAGAGTTGGCACTTCACCACTGCTGATAACCCTCTGATTGACCAAAAAGAGATAGATTCCGCTAAGAAAACACTGAGTTCTTTCGCTTTCAAGCAAGAGTTTATGGCTAGTTTCACCAATGCGGGTTCGGACATCTTCAAGGAAGAGTGGATCAAATACGGG